GAGCAAGTAAACATAATTAATGTTAGATATAGGGATAAACAAGGTGTGCTTAGACAACTTGAGATGGAAGTATTTAACTACAAAAATGTTAAAAACACAAACAATGCCTTGAACACTGCTTATGAAAGTAGTAATATAGCTAAACCCTTAGTAGCACCTCCTGATACCACAGCTAACGCAGGTGATAGACGTGATAAACATGGCGTGCATGACCCTAATTTAAACATAGGTGGTGAAACTGACTTTGAAAGTAGAGTGGTTGACAGCTCTGGGAACTTAATAGGTTATTTACAGTATGCGAGTAACGTAGAATCAACTGCGGGTGCTGAAGTTGCTAAAGATGGGTTCGCTTTATTGTCTGGAACTAGCACTAGAAGAGCTAATTCAGATGTGGTGGCAGGGGAAAAATTGTATTTAAATAAAGTATCTAACAATGATTACTTTACATTAACAGATAGTACAGCCACTGAGGATGTAGACCCGTTCAGACCGCAAGCAGTTAAAGAAGAAAAGATTGTTATTAACATGGACTTTGGTATGGAAGACAACTATCATAATATTAGAGAAGCAGTTGCTGCTAGAATACAACAATCTATGATGCCTAAAGTAAGAGGTAGAATGCAAGTAGATAGAAACTACCCTTATTTTTCTCTTGAAAATCAACTTACAGGTAGTGACACAATTACTACTACAAGCAGTGGATCATACACTATAAATGAAGTTACAGATGCAGATGCTAGTAGTGGGGGGCTAGTGATGGATGCAACGGGGGCTACTGCTGGGCTTCAAGGATTTGGAATTAGAGCGGGACATTCCATATTAAAACTTACAGGCGAAAATGGAGTTGCAGCAGCTTATGGATATATTGCTAAAACAACTAATGATGCATTTACCACTGTGTTAAACACGGGCAATTTAGCTGCTAATGATTATGTTAGAATGTATGTACCTCTTAGAGCAGGTATGACTGTATCAGTAGACGCTCCGCATCAAAATATTGATTTAACAAAGGGCGGTAGAATGGTTGTCACATCATTAGTATACACAGAAACTGCTGAAACATCTTACACAGATATAGAAACATTAGGGTTGAGGGGATCATCAGCTCAAGATACACTCGCGGCATACAGACCGTCAATAAATAATTTAGATGATTATGTAGATGATGACTATGCAGGCAGTTTTGCACCTTTTACATATAGTAATGTAGCCCATTATACTGGTAGAATTGCACCGGGATTCACAAGCGGAGCTGGAACAGGAATAGCAGCAAACTGGACTGAAGGTCTTTTATATTACAATGGCGAAACTTATGATATAGCTGCAGGCGATACTACAGGGTTCTCAATAACTGGTAACGATACTGACGATGATGGTATGGCAGATGAAAGATATATTTTGTATTTTGAACCAGAAGCAAGTAAAACAGCGTTTCAAATTTCTACAGAAGTTGCGTATGAATTAAGAAACGGTAGAGGTGGAAGAGAATCTTCTACTACTAATACTTTTCCGTATTCACAGCAAAGATTAACTGTTGCAAAAATCTGGGGGTCAAAAACTAACACACACAATTCTCTATCAAAAGGAGCTACAGCTAAAATTATTCCATTTATACAAATAGGGGGTTCAAGAAAACAAGATGGATCAACAAGCTATTCTGGACTTGCTGTAGATGAAGATGGACAGCCACCATTTGTAATAGGTGGTAACATGTTGGCAGGGGATGTAGCTAATCATTGGGTTCCAACTAAAGACGATGAATTTCTTTTAGGCACAGAAGCTGGTGGCAGTGGAAGCACTGACTTTAGATGGAAACAGTTAGTTGCCGGCACAACGACAATTTCAACATCGGATGCAAGGGAAAAAATAAACATCAAGGACAATAATTTAGGTTTAGACTTTATAAATGATTTACGGTCTGTATCTTTTGAGTGGGCAAAACCTGATAAAACAGGTCTGGTTCATAGAGGTATTATTGCTCAAGAAGTTATTGAAGTCTTAAAAAAACATGGTATTGATGATCTTCAACAGTATGCGGGGATTAGTAAAGGCGGGCAAATTTATGGGGCAAGATATGAAGAATTTGTAGCCCCATTAATTAAAGCAATACAAGAGTTATCAGATAAAGTAAAAAAACTAGAAGATGAAGCCAAAGAATAAGGTTGTAAGACTACGAAAAAACAATCCTTTTATGACTACAGCTGAGATTGCTAGACAAGTAGGCATAAGTAGACAGTATGCAAAAGAAATCTTAGACAAAAACAATCTACAATCAAACGTACCTAAAGCTAGAAATGTGGTATACTGTAAAGTATGCAATGACCCAATCATGAAAGGGGAAAAAAGTCGAGGTAAAGTTCATGTGGGTGCGTGTGCTTTTGTTTGGAATCGAATAAAGCTAAAGTGCACATGGTGTAGAACAATTTTTTATAGAAGTAGGAAACGTGTACTACAGGGGGCAAAGTTAAAATTAAAAAATGTTTATTGCACTACAGAGTGCTATCAAAAATATAGAAAAAATAACGCAGAATGAAAATAGACAACGATTTAATACTACAATGGGAGCCTAAAATAAATAGGATGTTATCTAATATTTATATACAGGGGCATGACCGCGATGATTTAGCTCAAGAATTACGCATGATAGTTTTGAAAGCAGCTAAATTATATAAACCAAACAGAAACGCTATCTTTCATACATATTTACACACGGCTATGGTAAACAGACTAAAAACTTTATGGGTACAGGCAAGTAAAAAAATACATGGACAAAGTTTAGATGCTACTACAAGTGATGACGCTGGTGAAGGTAGTTATAAATTAAGTGACTTTGTAAAACAACTAGATGAAAACTTAGATGAAGTAGAATTTATAGACTATTTAGAGTCACTAGGGCTTGATGAAGGGGAGAAACAGTTCTTAAAAGACAAGTTTATGAACAAGACTATGAAGACCATTGAAGAAAACTTAAAAGAACTATCCAAAACAAAACATGTCAATGGTAAAGAAACTGTGGTAAACTATTCGATATACAAAGTAAAGAAATCTTTACGGAATAAGCTAAACGAAGAGAAATAATATTGGAAAATTACAATTTTATAGAATCAGGCATCATCTTCGGATTGTGTGATGCTGGTAATTATAAGCAATTCACCTACAGTGGTAAAGACTTTGTAGAACATGCAGACGCATATTTGTTTATTCAAGAGCATATTGACGAATACAAAGAGTTTCCAAAGACAGAATTACTGTTAGAAAAATTCAACACGTTAAAACCAGAAGCACAGTCAATTAATTTTAATTATGCACTAAGTGAGTTTAGTAAGCAGGTTATGTTTAGACATATTGTAAATGCGTTTGCTAATAATAAGACGTTACTTAGAGAAAACCCAAAAAAAGCTCTGGGTACAATAATGGATAGCTTGAATGATGTAGAAATATTACATGATGCAGACGTTAATCAGTATGATACAGGTGGTATTGATAGATATGAAGAGTGGCAAAAAAGAAGTAGCATACGAAAGATGGGAGATGATTTAATTGGTATAAGAACACCTTTTAGAATGGTTAACGCTACAGGTGTGGGTTGGCAAAAAGGTGACTTAATTACAGCGTATGCACGTCCAACTGTGGGTAAGACATGGTTGTGTTGTAAGTTAGCAGCAGATGCAATACTTAGTGGGCACAAAACCCTGTTAGTATCTACTGAAATGCCTACTTCATCAATAGCATTGCGGATGGATGTGTTGTTAGCACATTCAACAGGGTATGAACTTTCTCATACAGCACTAAGGACTGGATATAAAATTGACGAAGAAAAATATAAAGAGTTTTTACAGAAGACTAATTTTAAAAACTTGTTAGTGTGTGACCACATAAGCGGGGAAGATAGTATATCATTACCAAGTATTACTAACTTAGTGCGAAAATACAAGCCACAAGTATTAATAATTGATGGTGTTTACTTAGTATCTACTCATGACTCTAATAAAGCAGCATGGGAACAGTCACACTCACTATTTTATGGTTTAAAAACAATGGCACTATCTACAAACACAACTGTAATAGCTTCTACACAAGCAACTCGAGATGCAGCTAATATGTATACACAACCAACTGCGAGTCAAGTAGCATTTGGCGATGCATTAATACGTGCTTCTGATGTAGCAGTATCTATGTGTATGGTAGAGGGTGAGCCAAAATTAAGAGAAATAGCGTTCCAAAAATACAGAGACGGGGATTTAGGTGGTAGAGAAGCTGAATTTATCTGGGACGTTGATAAAGGTAGAATTGAGGAGAATAATGAGTCGTTTATCTAAAAAATACAAGTGCGGAAAATGTTCTGCACACGGAAAGCTACCGATAGGGTTGACTATTATTGACCCTAATTCACTTTTACTTAAGCCTATATTAGGTTTAGTTAAGAATGATCCGTATTGTTTTCAATGTGGAACTACGTTCCCTAAACAAATGGGAGAGTTTTGGAAGGAGTCAGATGGTTTTGTCTACAGAATCAACTAACAGTAGCATAGACTGGACAAGAGCTTTATTAAATTTAGGTGTTGATATGCCTAGCGGTGGTAGTCAAATATCTATTCTTTGCCCTTTTCATCACGATACAAGTGAGTCTTGTTCAATAAATGTTGATAAGGGTCTATGGATATGTTTTGCAGGGTGCGGACAAGGTGGATTGATAAGTTTTATTAGAAAGTATAAAGATTGGCAATACTATGAAGTCACAGACTATCTAAGTAAATACAAAACTATCATAGAAGATGATTTATTTACATTTGTTGAAGAAGTAGAAGAGACAACATTGTCGGAGGTTGAGATACCATATAAATTAGGTAGTGTCCCACAGTGGATATTTGATAGAGATTTTACAAAACAAAGCATGAAAAAATGGCACTGTGGTGTTACAGGTAGTAATGGTTTAGTTATTCCGATGCTAGATCAGGACAACAGAACAGTTGGGTGGGTTATTAGACAAGAGAATCAAATACCGAAGTATTTATATTCAAAAGGGTTTAAAAAATCACATATACTATTTGGTCAGAACCAACTAGAACCAAATACTGAGATGGTGTGTGTAACAGAAGGTCCACTAGATGCGATATGGTTGAATCAATTAGGATTTCATGCCGTTTCTATTTTAGGTGCAGTTCCTTCAAAACGACAAATAGAACTATTATTAAGTTTGCCAACCAAAGAAATTGTGGTATGCTTAGATAATGATAGTGCTGGACAAACTGGTAGTGCGAGATTAGACTACGAGCTAAGACACAAAATTGCACTGTCATACATTGAAATACCTGACGGGTACAAAGATGTGCAGGATGTCAGATCATATGATATACTAAAAAATATAATAAACAATAGACAGTACTGGTAAGGAGGATATATGTCTGGAATCAGTATGATACAAGATAACTTAAATAAAAGAACGACTGCTATGTCAACACAATCAAATAGCGGTAAAGAGATTTGGTTGAAAGATGGAGACCAAGTTTTCATGTTGCCTGCGGCTACAGGTCAAGAAGGCGACCCGTATTTAGAGGAATTTGAAGTGTATGAATTTCAAAGCGGTCCTGAAAAAAGAATCAAATCAGTGTTAGTAGTAGATGGAGAACCTGTAGAGGATGTTCCAAGCGAAGCTATGCATTGGGAAGATGGTAGAAGAAGACTACCGAGTAGAAAATTTGCACTGTGGGTATATGTTACTGACATCATGCACAACGAAAAAAGAGTTGATACATGGGAAGAAGTAGTAAGCCCTACAGGCACTAAGAAATATAAAGAGGTCGTAAATGACTTTAAAGTATTTTCCCTAAAATTTGGTAGAGGTAATGGTAATTGGGGACAAGTTGTAGATGTATACAACGAAGTAGGCACCCTCAATAAGTTTGTACTGTCAGTCAAAAGACGTGGTGCATCAATAGATACCACGTACACCGTTACTAATACTAACAAAGAGCATGAGTTGCCAGAAGATAAACAAGCTGAGGTTAAGAATCTAATGCCTATGAAAGAATACTTAAACCAGCGATATGGCAGCAGTGTAGATACATCAGTCCCTGATACAGCTGTGTCAGTTGATGATGATGACGATATGCCCTTTTAATGGGGACCTCCATAACTATAAGTCCCTCGGTTGATGTCCTACCGGGGGGCTTGTCTAATCCAATGATAGTAACTAAAGACACATTTGATAACACACTACTTTCATTACCTAAAACATCAGAATTTATTATAGATGTTGAGACTAATGGCTTAGACCCATATAACATGAATCAACTGTGTGGTATAGGTTTGACCAATATGTCCGACAGTGCTACATATTACTTTCCTTTTAGACATCAGTCAGATGAACCTAATTTATCGCAAAGTAATTTAGAGGCGTTGGTTGCATATATAAATGAACACTGCAAGACACTGATAGGCTATAACGTAAAGTTTGATGCTAAGTTTTTAGAAAATGAGGGTATAAATATAGACAGCATGAAGCTAGTCGATGTTTTAGTTATGGTTAGAATGACTGAACCTACTACTATAAACCAATTGAGTTTGACGGATACTATCAATAGAAGTTATGGCGAAGAAGCTGGACAATATGATATAGACACAAAACAAGTGTTACGTAAAAACAAATGGAATAAAGACTTTTCACTATCTCCACCATCTGTTCTAGGTCCTTACTGCATAAAAGATGTTGAGTGGACACGCAGGGTATACACGGATAGGTTGGTAAAGCTAGAGGAAACAAAACAAACAGAGCTTTTTGAGTTTCAATGTGAGCTGACTAAGACATTGTACTGCATGGAAAAACGTGGGGTGCCTATTAATAATCAATATGCTAAAGTAGCACACGAGAAAATGATTAAGAGAATTGCTGATTTAAAACTAAAGGTATATGAATTAGCAGGACAAGAGTTTAATATTAGTAGCCCTAAACAAATCGGAGAGATATTTAATGGCATGGGAGTACATTCTCCCGCTAGAACAGGCACAGGGGCTGAGGCGTGGAATGAAGCAGTGTTGGTGCAACTCAATAATCCACTTGCAGGGTTGATAAGACAATACAGAACATTAGATAAGTATAGAGCTACTTACATAGAGCCTTATTTAGACATGCCTGTTCTGCATACTAACTTCTGCAATTGGGGTACGGTAACAGGTAGACTGTCATCAAGGAACCCAAACTTACAGAATATACCTAGAGATGTGGTATATGTTGAAGATAGACAGCTATCGGATGCTGACAAGACTGATATTAAAGATAGAGTTGCCGCTTTAATCTCTAGTAAGGGTGGTAACTCACAAACAGAACTGACTGACGATGTTATTAAGACGTGGAGTTTCTTAGGTGGGGATAAATTTAATCAATATGACCCACGTCAAGTTGCTATACGGCATTTATTTATTCCACGACCCGGTTATAAGATGGTTGCATACGACTATTCACAGATGGAAGTGCGTGTATTCATGTATTATGTTAATAATGATGAAATGAATGAGCTAATGAAACAAGAAAACGTAGATTTTCATGGTGAGGCGGCTAAAATTGCATTTAATATTGAAGAATCTGACCCACAGTTTAAGTTTTTTAGACAATTAGCTAAGTCAATTACGTTTGGAGTAATATACGGCATAGGTAGAGACAAATTATCTATGCAACTTAACACAACACCTGTTGAAGCGGCTAACTATAAGACAACATACCTTAATAACATGAAGGGATCTAAACGATTCTTTGATGCAGTGGTTAGAACTATCAAAACTAGAGGCACAGTGCGTAGTAGATACAATAGAATATATAAAGTGCCAGCTGATTACGCTTATCGAGGTGTAAACTATTTAATTCAGGGCACTAGTGCTGATATCATGAGTGAAAGAATGGTTGAAGTACATAAATATTTACAAAATAAAAAGAGTAATTTACTATTACAGGTGCACGATGAGATTATTTGTGAAATACATGAGGATGAATTTGATGAAGTAGCTCCAAGAGTGAAAGATTTGATGATAGACAACACACTTAACATCCCCCTAGAGGTGGACATGGAGATATGTGACCCATCGTGGGCTATAAAAAAGGATGCAGACGAAAAAGAAACAAACATTTTTAAACTAGAAGAACATATAGACTGGAGCTAAATGCAAGTAAACCTAAAGAAAAACGAAACTTTTGAAAAACTATTAAGACGTTTTAAAAAACAATTACAAAAAGATGATAGATTAAATACTTACAGGCAAAAACAACAGTTCGTGCCTAAAAGTGTAAAAAGACAAGAACAAAAAGCAAATAAACTTAGAAAGAGTAGGGAACAAGATGTCTAGCAAAGATGTATTTCATTGTGAAGAAAATGATGATGAGGTCATATACTATGATGGATTAAAAGAAGCATTTATAGGTTTAGGCTATCAACAATATAAAGGACCTTACGCTGTATACGATAGAGAAAAAGCAATAGAAATAATTGCTAGAGACTTTTATAAAGAAAAAAAGAAAGAGTATGACCTAGAAAAAATGACTAATGAAGAAAAACTAGAAATGGTGAAAGTAGTTGGGGATGAAGCGTACATGGAAGCAGTAGAATATTTTGAATACAACACTGAGGGAGCATGGATGGGAGAAAGAACTCCTATATTTGTGATGATGAGAGAACTACTAACACCAATAGAACCTATAGAGGAGGACTAAATGTCAGCAGGATGGAAAAACCCAAAAGCCCCTTATGATTTTACACAAGCAATGTGGAATGACTTCAATACAAATTATGCTCATTTATCATGGGAAGAATACATGCAAATGACAAAATGGGGTATAAAAGAGATAGTAGAAAAAACACCTGATAAACCTAAAGAAGAAAATAAAAAGTATAGTTTTACAGAATCATATAATAAATCTGTAAAAGAAACCACTGACCCTGTACACTATCACTTTGACATAGAACCTTTTGATTACATACATGATAATCAGATGGGTTTTGCAGAGGGAAATGTGATAAAATATATAACAAGGTGGAGATACAAAGATAATGGTATCGAAGACCTATACAAAGCAAAGCAATATATAGATATGCTAATAGCAAAGGAGCTAACAAATGGCGAAAGTCGGACTTAAATTAGGATTTACATTTAGAGTAGGTCCACTAGATACAAATCAGTATGCAAGAATGGACATGGAGATTCATGACATTGATACTGAACTACCGATAGAAGAACAATTAGAGGAAGCTGGATTAACTTTAGATAAAGCGTACAAAGCAGTACACGATAAAGTAGATGGTGAAATTAGGAACATCCTAAAGAAGGGTAAAAAGAAGGATGGAGAGTGAGCACGTTAGAGCTATTGTTACAGAACAGTTTTTAGCTGAGAGAGAAAACCAAGAAGGTAAATGGGGCGAGCAACTTCAACATACCGATGAGTATTGGACAGTTATATTAGCTGAAGAGTTTGGAGAAGTAGCCAGAGAAGTTTACGAGAACAATACAAAAAACTTATATGATGAACTTATACAATGTGGGGCTGTATGCATGGCATGGGCTGAAGCTATACAGAAAAGAAACATAAATAAGAACATTGAAAAAGAGGATGATTTAACATGAAAGATTCTGCAAAAGAAATATTTAATAGTTTACTAAATGACAAAAAAGTCAAAGCGACTACAGGCGATGACAATGATTTTGAATATGGTAAAATACCTTTTAATATTCCACAATTAGATAAAATTACAAAAGGCGGCATACCTAGAAAAAGATTTACGCTTTTATTTGGTGGGTTTTCATCTGGTAAATCTTATGTAGCATCACAACTATGCAAAACCGTGCAAGAAGATGGCGGAGTAGCTGTGTGGATTGATTTAGAAAAATCATGGGATAGTGACTGGATGACTAAAAGCGGTTTAAATGTTAAAGAAATGATTGTGTATAATCCTGATACTTCGGAAGAAGCGTTCAAAGCTGTTAGAAATTCTTTACAAGCTGGGGCAGATATAGT